CTTTTAAACTGTTTTTTATGTGAAACTTCATTTCTGCAAGTCCACTAATATTCTTTTCTTTGTTGTAATCTACCTTTACTAAAACATAAACTAAATCTGTCATTAAGTCTGTGCTGGTCCATTGTGGAAATAAATTGTATCCATAATTAACTGCTGACCCGCCTGTATCAACTGCTCCTACTTGTGAAGTGTTGTTGATTGCTAACAATTGACTGGTGCTACCACTTTTACCATTAAAAACAAAAACTTGAACAAGACCTTTTACACTATCATCAACTTTACCATTTCTATCAACAAGTGTGTTGGCAGTATAAGCATCATTAGTTGAAGCAGTATGACTTTGAAAGGTCATTCTACTGTTATTCCAATATACATCTTCAATTTGAAATGTGCTGGCTGTTCCTGCAATGTTATTTCCTGTAACTTCACACAATGCCATACAATACCACATTGTTTGATTGTTATTGGTCATTCTAGCATCAACTAGTTTACCACCAATAAATGCATCTCCATATACAACAGGAACTTTTGTAGTTGGATCTGCACTAACTTGTTCTCTTACACCGTAATCTGGTGTTTCACTTTCTGCTGTATCAATGTTATTATCTTTTTGGCTTGATTGATAAAGTTTTTTAACTGCTAAACCGGCACCAACAGTTCTTACTACACTAGCACCAATGCTATCACCAGTTATCCATTTAATACCTTTACCTAATAAATCACCCAAACTCATTATTTTGTTCCTACTCTGACAATACTAGCAGGTGCACCAAAGTTGAAGTTACTGTTTTTAATTTCAGGAACTCTTTTCATACTTGTATCACCTGTGTAAAGTCTTTCTTGGTCAATAGGGTTTGTTCTGCGACCACTTTTTGTTCTTTTTAATACACTTAAATTACTAGTGCAAATAAAAATTATACTAAAACTGCTTGATTTATTTTGAATGTCATAATCTTCAGCATATGTAACACTGTTGATTATACCACTAAATTTTAATTCTGGATTACCTGATATGCTTAACAAGTCTCCTGTATTTTTATCAAAAATACCTCTGTAAATTTTTACACTACTGCCTTTAATGTTTGCTTGAGTTGCCGCTGTAAGGTTAGCACTTGGGATACCACTAATAGCAACTGTTATTTCTTGTTTTGTTGAAGTAATTTCTTTTTTAGTGCTTGTAAGAGCCAATAAACTACCAATGCCATCATATGTTTCACTGTTTATATCATAATCTTTATGATAGTCACTAAAACGTAAAACACTATAACTAGGAATATCTAGTCTAACAAATAAATTTGTTTGTAAACTAGTATAACTTGATAAATCCATTAGATTACCTCATAAAAAATAAATGGACGATCCCAACTTACTTGATTTCGTTGAAAGATTGTCCAGTTAGGAAACTGCACACAAATAACATTGAATTGACATTCTGGTCCAATAGTTAGTGCGTGTGTTCCTGCACTTTCTAAAACTGGTCTGTGTAATGTTACTGTTGTTGCTGGATATACAACATCACTTGCTACTGTGTAAGTATGTCCTGAACCTAATTGAATTAGATCACCTCTTTTAAATGTATATTCACCATTTGTTAAATTTGTGCCTGATGGTTCTGTGTTGATAGTAACTGTATTACCACTTGTATAAGTTACGTCCCAACCTGCTATAACATCACTGTCACCTTGATAACTTGTGAACCAACTAGTGTATCCACTGTTGTTTAATTTTATTGTTTCGCTTGTATGTCTATCATTTTGTTCAATAGTTTCAATTACACCACGTAAGTCTTCAAACCTTATTCCGTTTGGTAATTTAACTGTGAACTTCCAAGTAGCCGCTCCTCTGCTTACACTTTTTACTGCATTGTTTCTTGCGACTGTTTGTGCCACTACTGGGCCTTTGTCAATGCTTATGCTTTCTGCGTTATTAAAAATATATTGAAAACTCATTGTATCTCCTTAAATGCTTTTAGCACCTTGCATTGCCACTCCGTGTATAAACGCAGGATCTCTAGCAACTAGAGCCTGGAAACTTGGTGCGTCTACGGCGTTAATATTATATGTTACATTACCAAAGCCATTCATTGGTGTTATGTTTGCTGGTCCCTGAATCAGCTCAGGTCCCTTCTCCCCCACTATGCCAATCTGACCTGCTGGTAAGAATCCACCATTAGCAAATCCTGGTATTTTTTTAAGTAAGCCTCCTAAGAAGTCGCCAATGCCTCCACCGGAGCCACCACCCATTACAGTGCCCATTAACTTTCTAAATTCACTTCTTAATAGTTGTTCTGCTAAATCATTCATTAAACTTCTAAAAGATAGTTTACCTGTTTTAACAAAGTTAACAATAGCATCTTCCATACCTTGTGTTGCTGTTGTAAATAATTCTTTAGCATTAGCACTAGCATCTCTGGCTCTCTTAACATATTCGTCCATTGCTTCACGCCAACCATCAATCCAAGTTTTTGTTTTTTCACTGTTTGAATCTAAGAAGTCTTGATATTCTTTATTCAAGTTCTTCATAGCAATACCATACTCGTCGGCTGTAATCTTACCTTCTTTAAGAGCTTGGTTTAATAATTCTGTTTCACGTTTGTATTTTTCTTTTGCGGCTTTTAGTGGAAGTAATCTGTCTGTTAGACTCTTCATACTGTCTTCTAATTTCTTAGCGGCGGCTATTTCTTCTTTAGTTTGTTTTTTATCCATAACAACACCGCCTGCTTTGATTTCAGGAATTTTTGTTACACCAGCAATTTCTTGTCCAGCCGCTTTGGCTTTTGCCATTGTTTCATCATATTGTTCACCTGCTTCTTTTACAGCCGTTTTTAATTCATCATATTGTGCTAAAACTTCTGGTGGGATAGCGGCTACAATAGCATCTTTCATTTCATTGGCTTTACCTGCCGCATAGTCTAATGCGTCACCAACTTTTTCTGATACTGTAGCACCTAATTGTCTTGCTGTTGATTCTACTTCATCTAGGCCTGGAATAATTCTTGCAATAACATTGTAACTATCAATAAGAACTTGAACAAAGTCATAGAATCTATCTTTTAACCATTGTATAACACTACCAACTTTGTCTGATAAGAAACTAGTAAATCTACCAAATGCTGTTCCTAATACATCTACCGCGGCTTTGATTTGAACAAACGTTCTACCTAAACCATTTTCAAAACTTAGATAAGCAATTAATGAAGCAATCGCTACTGCTAATAATCCAAATGGATTTGTTGCCATTGCTGATTTTAATGCTTTAAATCCTGCTGTAGCACCTTGTAAAGCACCTACTAGTCCTCTTGTTCCTAATGCTACTGTTAATGTGAATACTGCTTTACCTACTAGTTCAGCATTGTCCGCCATTAGTTTTAAAAGATATTGAACACCGTTAAGTGCTGAGCCTAATGCTCTACCAATTGTTTCAGCAAGTTCTTTATTCTTTTCAATAGTGTTTGTAAGTGTTAAAAGAAGACCATTGAGTTGTGGCTTCATTGATTCACCAATTTGACCTGCCGCATTTTTGATAGCAATACCTAAGTTACTCATTAGAGTTGAAGTATTTTCTAATCTAGCCTTTGTAGCACCACCAAATCTTTCATCAATACCTTGTGCTAGTGCTTCTGTAATCTTACGAGCACCTTCTGCCGTCTTACCATATTCTGATATTTCACCACGAACAATACCTAATTTGTCTGCTAGGATTTCAAATACAGGAATACCTCTATCACCAAGTCTGTTTAGTTCTTCAAGTCCTAAACCACCCTGTGTTGTTCTAGCAAATAAGTCTGTAATGGCTGTTAGTGTTCCAACTTGGTCTGTTGTAACCGCCGCAACATCTGTAAATGTTTGTAATAATTTTTCTGTGGGTTGAATACCAGCACCAGCAAGTTTAATAAATGTATTGGATAAGTCTTCAATACCAAACTGTGTTTTGGTTGACATTTTTTGAATTGCTTCAAAGGCTTGAGCACCTTTTTGTGCTGATCCAAATACACTACCTAATGTAGTTCTTAAATCTTCAAATTGTGCTGTTGTATTAATAATACCTTTTAGTGCGGCACCTGAAACAACTCCAGCAAGTATTGTTTTTAATCCACCTAAACTACTGCCAAACCCTTGAGCACTTTTGTCAACTTTCTTAACTGCTCTATCAGTTTTGTTTAACTGTTGTTGTAATTGACGAATACCTTGTAAGGCTTGCCTTGTGTTTATATCAATGCTATAGGTTAAATCTGCCATTGTTATTTCCTAAATATTTTTTCAATTTCTTGAGTTATCAACTTGGTTGTTGGTTTACTCATTCCATCGGGTGCTTGTCTGCTTCTTCCTTTATCCAACTCTGTTGCGTAAGGATAGTTAGCAA